AGGTATCTTAGGGGAGTGTGACAAATGTTGACACTCTTGGTGGATAGTTAGTTTGAAGCCTCAGACGAAACATCCGTCTCCTTGAATAAGGTGGCTGCGGCCCTCGCAAGAGGAAACCGAGTCCAATGATGTTAATAATCTCAACGCGTGACAATAAAATTATTTTTATGTTCGCAACTTGAAGATATATTAGCAGCTGTTGGTGCCATGATCTTGAGAAATCAAGGTCGGCCGTTCCTTACGTTCCTGATTGCTCAGGTTCGTGGACGGTTAGGATATATGCGTCTTGGTTTTGTAAAACCAGCTATCCGTTATGTGTCTTGGTGCTCATCCCTGGGCCGATGTCAGGGTCTTAAAGGGTTAGTAATAACTCTGAAAGCTCTGAATACATCATTGGCCCAATCTATAGCAAGGGATCTTGATTCCTTTCCGACGACTCCTAGAGTCCGACGAGGGATGTTGGGACTTCCTACTGTTATACCCGTTCTTCATAGAAGACGAATAGCAGCTGGGGATATCCTTATCATACGATACTGGTTTACTCTCTTCTCTATTTATAGAGTAATTGAGTTCCCAGGAAAGTTATCGTTTTCTTCTATTACCGATCCAGGTAAGGATCTTTCGAGATTCTTACCTGACTGGTCTAGGTTCTCTAGCCAGTTCTGGAGAAAACTTGTTAAATTACAAGCTGTGGATGAGGATGATCTAAGATCACCCCTTACCCTTCTATCCAGATTTCGTGTTTCACCTTTTCTCATTCCGAGATCAACTCCGACGAATGATTTATATCTGTCTACGTCACCTTTTGGTATAATTCGTACAGCTATAGCCTGGTCCCGATCGGATCTTCTCCCTTTCTTTAAAGATTGGTTGATGATGACCCGAAATACGGGATTCCTCAATTGGTTAGAGGAATTCAGTAAAATAGCGCCTTCGTTATTAACGGAGGAGGCACGTGATGTGCCGTCCGATATCGGTAAACTAGGTTTAAAAGATGAACCTGCGGGTAAAATCCGTGTATTTGCTATGGTAGACTGTTTCACGCAATGGGCAATGAAGCCATTGCATGATTACCTGTTCGAGATCCTGAAGGTAATCCCTCAGGATGGAACATTCGATCAACTTGCTCCTATTAGCCTTTTACAGGCTAAAGGGCACAGACACTTTTGGTCTTTGGACCTTAGTTCTGCTACGGATCGATTACCAATTCTCATTCAAGGGGCGCTCCTGAGTCGGCTGATAACCGCTCATGGAGCTAATCTTTGGATGAGTCTAATGGTAGGACGTAACTATGTATTACCCTCTCGGGCCCTAGGGCTCGATTATGAAGGTGATCGATTTATACGTTACGCAGTCGGGCAACCTATGGGTGCTTTAACATCGTGGGCAATGCTTGCTTTGACCCATCATGCTATAGTGCAGATGGCAGCAGCTTTGTCCGGGCGAGTAACAGGTGATGACTGGTTTGAGGACTATGCTCTCTTAGGAGATGACATAGTTATAGCTGACCGGCTAGTAGCCGATACCTACTTGAAAATTATGTCAGGTCTAGGGGTTGGAATACAACTTTCGAAATCTGTTCATGATTCTTCAGGACGAGGGGTCCTTGAATTTGCTAAACGTGTTTACTACGGAGGTTTCTCTGTAGGACCGTTAGCATTATTAGAGGTCCTCTCTGCTGCTGGTTCATTGCCAGCGTGGTTGGAATTGGTACGTAAGTACCAACTATCCTTATCTCAAGGTTTAGCTCTCTTGGGATTCGGATACCGATCCATATCTAGGATTAACCAACCATGGTCAGTGTTGCCTCGTCGCCTCCAAGGTTACGTAGTTTCTTACTACGGACCTGGAGGACCTGGGTTCGAAGGAGACATCCTTAATTGGATGGCCTCTGGTAGCTCAGACTTTAAGTATCCAGATTTGATCTGGGTTAAAGATCTGGCTGCGTCAATTAGACAGCGGGTAATAGATTTATTACCACGCGCTAAAGCCTTAACTAAATTAGTTGAGGT